CGAGCTGGTTGGCATGAAGCCTGACTGCCTGATGATAGGTGTTACCGGAACACCAACGGCCAAAGCAATGGGCAAATTTTATACCGACCTCGTTATAGGCAGTACCGTGAAAGAATCACTGGAAAGTAAAAATTTGGTTCAGATAAGACCTTTTGCTTGTCACTCTCCAGACTTGAAGGGAGTGAAGATGAATGCCAGAGGTGACTATGCCGAGGGTGATTTGGAAAAGAGAGTCAATACCAAAGAGCTGAGAGGCAACATTGTATCGTCATGGTTGCGCCTTGGTGACAACAGAAAGACCATTGTGTATGCAACAAACTGTGCTCATGCCAAAGATATCGCTAATGCATTCGCAGATGAAGGCATCGTTTCAGCTCTGATAACTGGCGATATGAACAAAGAAATGCGGAAACAGTGGATTAAAGACTTCCAAGAGTCGGAAATAAAGGTGCTGGTATCAGTCATGACATTAACCAGAGGATTCGATTGTATTGACATTGGCACGTTGATTATGGCCAGAGCAACCAGAAGTCTGGGACTTTACATTCAGATGGTAATGAGAGGCATGACACAGAACGATACCTATGATGACTGCATCGTTTTAGACCATGCTGACAATATTGTTCGCCTTGGATGGCCGGACGAATTTGAACCAACCGAGCTGTGCATGGGCAAGAAGGGTGAAAACAAAGACCATAAGGACAAGGATGCCCCATTACCTAAGCCATGCAAAGTGTGCGGAGCGGTTAAACCCGTAGGCGTTCACAAATGCCCACAGTGCGGCTTTGAACCAGAGCCACAGGCAAGAGTAGAAGAACTGGCCGGAGAGTTAACAGAGATAAAAAGAACCCCAGCCCAGACCCGTCATAAAGACCACACAAAGAGTTTCAAGTCTGAGATGTGGTCAGCGTTCATGAACATAGCAAAAAGCAAAGGTCATGCCCAGCATTTATACAAGGACTACTATGGTGTCTGGCAGAAAGGAATGGACATTGTTGTACCAAGTGATAAAGCAATGATTACAGCAACATCATTCAAACGCTCAAAGCAGATTGCTTGGGCGAAGCGTAATACTTAATTCATAGTAAGTATGAATATTATGCATAGTACGATACGGGTGTTTACATTGTTCCAACCGTGTCGTACAATCATTTAGCTGAATATAAATTCAGTTTAATTAAACGAAAAAGGATAAGATTATGGAAAAGAATTTGATAGTAAAAACCAACACAAGAGAGAGGACTAGAAATGACCTTGATAATTTAAGCGATTTTCTTTTAACTACCCTAAATGGAATAGTAACTGGTGAAGTATCACACCAAAGAGCTCAGGACATAGCTGATACAACTCATGTTTTTAATCAGGTTATGGTGCTTAAAAATGTAATGTGTCCTGATGATTCAAACGGCATCCCATCAAAGGACTTTCTTGATAAAGCACAGGCTCTGGTTAAGTCTCGTGATTAGGTGTTTTTTAGATACTGATTGGTTATATGAAATGGATTTGTATAACCATCTTGTGAACATGGATGGTGTTTTTATAACAAAAGAGCATGGTCTTCTTGTGGCTGATATCTCAGAAACAAAGTTTGGACTTATAGATTGCGATAGAACCAACCAGCAGTTGTCAGTAAAAAAAGATTCTTTGATGTATGACCAGACCATCAGGATAAAAACTGCGTTTGAATTAATTTCAAATGTAGGGGTTTGTGATTGGCATCAAAGACGAAAGCATTACCTTAAATTCGGAAGTTCTTTCATTCAGGCTGACTGCATAATTGATATTTATTCAAGGTTTATAAGCAAAGTTATAGAAAATTACCTTTCAAGCGGCATGAGATTTACATTTAAAACAAAAAGATTAAAAGATGGATATCATGGGTATTTGTCAGAGCTAATCTGCGACCATATATTTTACGGCTCAAGGAGTAAATTTACATCTAACTATAATTCGGTTCTTGATAGGGTTCACTCAATCATGACAGAACGAGAAGTAGAAGACCCACCAGTGGTTTACTGTAAAGGTATTTGTTTTATAGGCACTGCCGAGAACAAAAAAGCTATGTTTAACATAGCAAGAGAGGTAGGAATCTCGTCAAAATTAATGGAAAAAATATAAACAATATAGAGTCAGCATTCCTGACTCTAAAAAGGAAACTAAAATGCCAAGAAAAAACACAAACAAACCCTGCCGATGCGGCTGTGGTGGTATATCAAAAACAGGCTCTTTCATGAAAGGCCATGACCAGAAGTTATTGCACAGTCTGCGTAAAAAGGCTGGCGGCTGGGACGAGCTGGAAGATGCAGTACAGTTTTATTTATTGACAAAGGAGACAACCAAGTGAAAAAAATAAAATACCTTGGGAAGACAGAGGTTAATGGCAAAACCATAACAAAAAGATATGCCAATAGTGTATCAGGCTCTGCCTACAAAAAAGTACCCTGCGACATCATTGTTATGTTCAATGCAGGGTTTAAAGATATTGTTATTCAGTATGAAGAAGGTGATAGATATGCAGAGGAATACCGCAGTCTGATGCGTATGACGGTAAACCTTCTTCCTGATGATGTTCGTGTAAGACTTATCAAAAGGAAAGTGAGATGAAAAAAATTCTACTCCACCAAAATGCGACAACAGGCGATACCGGAACACTGGCAACAGGCGGTATCTACACAATGGAGCATGATGTTTATAACGAGAATGGCCGGAAGACGTTTGAATATTATGCACTGTGCCGGAATGACTTTGAAGTTGACCTTGTTATGAAGCTGAACAGTGACATTGCAATGAGGGAAGCAAAATGAACACCGAGGAGTTTACAAAATATCAGAAAAAAGTACCACCAGTATTCAAGAATATGATAGCCGCTTATGAGTCAGAAGAAGACCTAGAGGTATTGACAACTGTATTAATGGCTATCTGTGCTGAGAATGTGATTCTACAGGAGAAGATTGATGCTCTGCAGAAGGCTCACGAGGCGATTATGGTGAAGTGGGCAGAGTTTGATAAGGACAACCTCTTTGAAAAGGATGACATCGCTGGGATGTCTGACACTGAAGTCATGGCATTAATTCACGATTTACTGCAGGAGGACTTTGGCAATTCCTTTGAATTTAAGGTGACAGACTATGACAAATCAGCGATATGAATAATTTTCATACCTACTATGAATTTATTTCATACTAACACTATGAATAATTTTCATAGTAGATTGAATTATTTTCATTAAATTAATTAAACACTGTTCAGAATTTTACTTTTGAGTGAAAAAGGTTTATTTTTTGAGCGTAGCCTGCGAAGCGAGGCATACTTAACACGCTTCTTCTTTATCTCTTGCCTTAACATTCTGAATAGATACATTCAGTTCCAGTTATTAAAGCAAACAGTTTTTAGAAAATAACTTATTACCCTTGGTGAACATCTCTTAACAGTTTATCAAGTCCGGTAGTTTTGTTAAACGGGTGGGGTATTGCCCGAAGAAAATTTTTATAAAAAGGATAGGAAAGTGATTTTAACAAAAGAAGTTTTTAGCAAGATAAGTATCAATGGCGCACTGACCAAGGAGCAGGTTCATTATCTTGGCGGCCAGTACCCCCTGATGAAGGGGTGGGTGAAAGGTTTGATAGGTAGAGATATGTTTGATTTTATGTATGACGAGCTACTGGCGATGAAGAAAAAGAAGGATTGGAAATTCAACAAGCAGAGACAGCGCATAGAAAAAGAGGCAAGGATGTATGGCGGCTCTGTGGTCTGGGAAAATTAATTTAATAAATGTGTTGACAAGTGTGTTGACATGAATTAAGATACCTACATCGACTAAGCGAAACTTAGAAACAAACGGAGACACCACATGACATTACTTACTCATACTATGTTTGTGAAGACACCTTCAGCGAAGACACCTACATTTTTACCGAAGAACAAATAATCGAATTGCTTAAGCCTGCAGTAACAACAGCGAAAGCAGTCCGTATCGGCAACAGCAAGAAAGAAAGCATTGTCGTAAACGATGAAGTATTCGTGAAGTCAACTGACATAGGCAAGTGGAACTACATTGTTGAAGTCAGCTTCCTGTGGACTGACGGCTCACCTTGCACTGATACCGGAAAGTCTGCAACACTGGAGGCCGCAAACAACTGGACTAACATGGCAATGATTCACGACCACTACTGGCCGATTAAGAACGATTGGGCATGGATGAAGGGTGAAGAAAGAGATGCTGAAGTGAAGAAAGCCATAGCACTGTTCAACAAAGCGGCTGAGAATGGAGCAACAGAAAAGAGAAACAAGTTCGGCAGACGTTTTGTCAGAGAGACAATCCCATTCACCAGAACAGTAACAAAAATCGAAAGATAATTAACAAACGTGTTGACATGCTCACTGAGTGTGTTAACATTGGTTTATGGACTAGGCCATACCTAGAAACAAACGGAGATACCAGATGAACGCATACCAAGAACATTATGACTTTGAATACGCAACTGATTCAGAGCTGGACAATGCCGAAGCTTCAGAGATTGGATATTTTAACGAAGACTCAGCATGGATATTAACTGACCGTGATGTCTGGCATATGAACCCATACTACAGAGGACTGCCAGTACCACACCCAGAGTACGATATGGATTTTCAGACTGCAGAAGAATATAACGAGTGGGTTATGGCGGTGCTCCAGATTTAGACTGCCCATTTTAAATAAAGATACGCCCAGAAATGGGCGCACCAAAGGAAGGACAATGAAAAAGAAACAATACAAGGGTGCAGAGGCTGAACTTAAAACCTCTCACCTGCATTGCCGGACAAAGCCAAGCGACAAGGCTCAATATGTCCGTCAGGCTCGCAGAGAAGGTTTACCTCTTTGCAACACTGGACAGGGCATCATGAAGAAGTCATTTATTATCGAAGCGTTAAATTATATTTGGTGGTATTGCCGGAAAGTATCAAATGTTCTGGTAAAGCCTTTGGTAAAATTTTGTAATCGGTTCACACTTTTTGAAATGTTTCTTCTGATTGGGTTACCAGTTTTGATAGTTGTAGGTGCGGTTAATGGGTACGACTACGGAATACTGGTTGTTATGTTTTTAATCGGTGCGCCATCGGCACTTATCCATGACTGACGAAGAACTGCAACAGGCTAAGGTCGAATACTATGCCAGTTCCCGACTTAAGGCGCAACGTTATGTCAGGGCGGTAAAGTTTCACAAGGACATGGCCAGCGGCAGGCGTAAGCAATCAGACAAGAACCTGAACCTGCATGATGTTGCAATCAGGATTATCAGAGACTTCAGAAGGTATTTATGCATACAGTAGATGAACAGGAAGCAAAGTGGGCGCATGAGAAGCATGTCTGCCTTATTGCCCACAAAATGAAACAGACACCAAGGCACTTATGGTCGGGAACATTCGAGATTTTATCCGAAGGCACTGAAGACAAATTCAAGTTGAAGAACGATGTCTGGAAGGTGATGCAACAATGAGAAAATTGTTTATTCCAACTATTGAGTTTTGGTCTGCATTACAATCTACCAACAAATGCCCACAATGCGGATTCACGCTGAATGGCACGACACAATTAATTGACTTGCTGGAAAAGTCTGTCGATATAGCGTGCAATAAATGTGGGTACGAGTGGAGTAAAGCGATACCACTTGGTGACTGCAGGCAAAGGCGTGGAATAGAAGACAAAATCAGACTGCATAACGAATATGTAATTATAAGCAAAAGAATGCATGACATTTACAACACCCTGCAGGAGATAGATGGATGAAAATGCTACTTGATGCCAAGGGCAAGGTGTTTGACCTTATCCAAAAGCTTACCAGAATCCAATTTAACGGGTCTATGCCTGTTTATGTTGCCGAGGTAAAGCCATACAAGCTGACACGCTCAAGTGCCCAGAACAGAATGATGTGGATGTGGCTGAAGCTAATAGCTGACCATATCACTGAGCACACTCCTGAGCAGTACGATGAAGCAGGACAAATAATTCTATTCAGCGATGATGACATGCATGAGTGGTTCAAAAGCGTTTACTTGCCAACCAAGATTGTTGACTATGGCGGCAAGATAATTCGTGTAAACAAGAGTACGGCAAGATTAAAGACGGATGAATTCACAAATTATCTGGAAAAAATCGATATGTATGCGGCACAACACCTTAATCTGGTACTGCCTCACCCTGACGATTTGTACTGGAAAGCAATGGGAGCGGCAAGGAAATGATTGACAGTGATACATATTGCGGCAGAAGGAAGTGCATGAACAGGGAGTGCCCAAGGAACGAGATACACGCAGGGCAGGGTATCAAGTCACCATTGTCATGGGATATGTTCGAGGAATGCAAAGACTACCGTGAAACAATTAAAAAGGAGGCCAACGTGATTCCAATGAGTTCAGCGATATCGAAGCAGTATGCGAAAACGAAAGAGGCAATTGTGTCCGATTTTGTTCGTGCCAGACTGCGTGAAGGCATGACCGAGACTGAGGTCACAATTAAGGGCGGCTTCAAGATATGCGGAGAGGTTGAAACATTTATATTTGATGATTATCCGGTATTTTCCATAACGATTGTCAGCAACAAGAATGGCGTGTCTATTCGGGTAATGAAATAAAAGGAAACTATAATGGCAAGCGAACAAGCAATGCTTAACTTAAAAAGGGCTGGCTTAACTGACGAGCAAATAAAAGTTGTGGACGAGTATGACAACAATGAAAGTCTAACAAAAACTGAGAGACTTCAGATGGTATCTTCAACTACGTTTATGTATATAATCACCAACAGGCTGTCATCGATTGAAAAATCACTGGAATCACTTCAAGAGACATTGACATCAATTGAAACCACACTGGATTGCAGATGAAGACCAAAAGAAACCCGACAGATGCGGCATTTTCTGATGCAGTACGGATGGCTCACGATTATGTCTGCGAGTCCTGTGGTAAAATATCACCACCACCATTCGACAATGGCATGATAGACAATGCTCACAATGTCAGCCGCTCAGTGCGAATCCTGAGATATGACCCAAGGAATACAGCCTGCCTGTGCCGCTCCTGCCACATGAGAATGACTAAAGACCCACACGAGCATGTTGGTTTCTTTAAGAACCTGAATGGCGAAGAATATGAGTTCTGCCGTGAGATGAAGAATGACAACTTGGTGAAGCTGATAAAGAAGGACGAGAAAACAATTAAACTTCACTATGTCAGGGAGCAGACCAGAATACTTGATATGCGAATGGACGGTGTTACAGGAGAGATTGAGCTAAACATACCGGATGCGTTGACTTGACAAAATCAACAACTTAGATACAATACTGGTAAAACTACACCACTAAGGGGAGGTGTACCATGTGTGAATTAACAAAGACTCTGGACGGTTTAGCAAACGAAATCAGAAAGAAAGAACATGCTGACATTATAAGGGTTATGACGCACGATGAACGTATCACCTTTGTCAACGCAGTTAACACTCTAATGGTACACTCCGACTTTATTCAAAAGAATACACCTTGGCATGCATCATGAAACTATACAGAAAAAAATTACTGCAACCTATGCGACCTTACATTGAGGGCGAAAGCATGGATGGAATCGGTGTGCCAATAGGCGAGACTCCTGAAGTGGGCGGCATGGTAGCAGTAAACCCTGAAAATGATTCAGACAAGTGGTATGTTTCCAAACAGTTCTTTGAGGGTAACTATGAAGAAACGGAATTATAAGAAAGAGTATGCTGACTTTCACGGGAAACCTGCCCAAAAGAAGAATCGTGCCAAGCGTAACAAAGCAAGGCGAGCGAAAGGATTGAAGGTAGGTGACTCCAGAGAGGTAGACCATAAGAAGCCATTATCTAAGGGTGGTTCTAATGGTAAGCGTAACACCAGAGTGGTATCCCGTAAGACAAATCGCAAGAAGGGTGCTAAATAATAATGTACTTATATATCAATTATCTGTGGCTAAAGTAGTGGGCGGACGAGCACAAGGAACGCCAAACAAGAATAAAGGGAGATTACTGCGTAAAATACAGGAAGAATTCCCGAACTATGACCCGTTAATAGAGCTGGTTAGAATTGCACACGATATAAAGTCAAGCCTTAACGAAAAGATAGCCTGCAACAAAGAAGTAGCTCAGTACGTCAATCCAAAACTCAAAGCAGTAGAGCACTCCGGTGACATGGTGGTCAATCATGCGCTATTATCCAAAGAAGAAATAAAACAACGAGTCAAAGCCTTCAAGCGTGACCGTGATGATACTTGATGAACTGGCAGAATTATCAGAGACAGAGCTGAACGACTTCCTTACGTCCAACCCAGACATATTCCAACAAGTATCCAATGAAGCAATAGAACTGCAGGGCAGATGGTCACCACAGGACAGACAGCTCGTAGCAATTGAATCAGAAGCAGATATCACACTGTATGGTGGAGCGGCAGGAGGTGGTAAGACTGACCTTGCTGTAGGACTCGCCACTCAATACCATCAACGAACACTCTTTATCAGGCGTGAAGCAATTCAGAACCAAGGTGCGAAAGACCGTATTGCTGAAATCATGGGCAACCGTGATGGATTCAATAGTCAGTCAGGCGTATGGAGGTTTGCTGATGGAAGACAAATACAGTTTGGTGGTGTATCATCGTTAGGTGATGAAACAAAGTACCAAGGAAATCCAAGAGACTTGCTGGTATTAGATGAAGCGGCCAACCTGTTAGAGGCACAGGCTCGTTTCCTGATGGGATGGGTGAGAACAAATATTGAAGGCCAAAGATGCCGGACATTGATGTGTTCAAATCCACCAACAACTGCAGAAGGCCAGTGGTTAATCAAATTTTTTGCACCTTGGCTGGAAACCACACACCCTAATCCTGCCAAGCATGGTGAACTGAGATGGTTTGCCACAGTGAACGGCAAGGACTTTGAAGTAGAAGATAACACTCAATTTGTTTTAGTAGATGACGAGAGGGTATACGATTTTGACCCGAAGGAATTCCAAGAGACTGAGATTATTACTCCGCTGTCAAGAACCTACATCCCGTCCCGTGTGTCGGATAACAGGTATCTCACAGGAACTGGTTATGTCAGTACACTACAATCACTGCCTGAACCGTTGCGCTCACAAATGCTTAACGGAGATTTCCTTGCAGGAAGTGAAGATGATGTCTGGCAGGTTATTCCCACATCATGGGTTCAATCTGCTATGGACAGATGGGACGAGGACACACCACATCGGGTGAGCATGAGCGCATTGGGTGTTGATGTCTCACGAGGTGGGCGAGATGAAAGTATTATTTCACCAAGGCACGGCAAGAGACATTATGCAAAGCTTCATGTATACCAAGGTGAGTCAATTCCTGATGGTGCTACTCTGGGTGGTCACGTTTTACGCAGTAGGCGCAATGCTTGTCCTGTTAATGTTGATGTTATTGGTGTCGGAACGAGTGTTGTGGATTGGCTCGTGCATCAAGGCGTTAATGTCAACGAGATATCCGGAGCGGCCAAGTCAACAGTAAAGGATGTGGTACAGCTTCAGGGAAATGCTCGACCCAGCAAGCGGTATGAACATTGAATTACCACCAGACCCACAACTGAAGGCAGACTTATGTGCTCCGACCTATGAGATAAGAGAGGGAAATGTTATCTTTGTGGAAAAGAAAGAGGCAGTGAAGAAAAGGATAGGCCGCTCACCCGACAGGGCTGATGCAGTATTGTATGCAAGCTATGATTCGTCACTTGAGTTTGTTGTTGAAGCAAATGATGGTGGGTTTCACAAATATAAGGTGAAGAAAGCGTATGGACGCTAGACAAATAGTAAATCGATTTAACGCACTTGAGTCTGAACGCAAAGACCTTGAGACTTCCCTTGAAGATGTGTCGAGATATGTCTGCCTGAATGATGGTGGGTTCTTTGAATCACTGCATACTGAGTCAGAGATTGACCGGACTCATGGTGAAGTGCTGGACATTACAGCCAACAATGCAAGTCAACTGCTGGCATCCAAGATTAACGGCAACCTGACATCCCCAAGCACCAAGTGGTTTGACATTGTGTTTGAGTCTGATGACCTGAATGAGAATGTTGAGGCGAAGGAATGGATTGAAGAAGTATCAAGCATCATATTCATGACATTGCAGGAGTCCAATTTTAACCTGCAGGCCGCTGAACTGTATTATGACTTGGTGTCCTTTGGTACGACAGCCATTGTAGAGGAATTTGATGAAGAAGGTGAGGTTGTCTTTGCCAATGTATCGATAAGAAACTTCATGTTTGAGGAAACGTATCGGGGCGGTGTAGCAAAGTTTTACCATCGTGAGCAACTGACTCCCTACCAGATTGTTGACAAGCATGGTGTTGATAATGTTCCGGACAACATACTGCAGAAGCTGGATAACGATACCGAAGCGATAACCAAGATGGATGTCATTAAGTGCATCTATATCCGGCAGGACAGAAAGAACATTGATACCAGCAAGCCACTCCCAGCCGAGGCCAGACCAGTAGGATGCAAATATATCCTGCGTGATACGTCAGAAATGATTGGTAAAGAGGACGGATATTATGAAATGCCCGTGTTCGTGCCGAGATGGAGAAAGGAAACTGCCAGTAAATGGGGCAGAAGTCCTGCTCGTGATGCATTGCCGGACATATTGAACCTGACTATGGTCAAAGCAGATGATGCAACAGGCAGGGCTAAAACAATTAACCCACCAATGGCAGTCAATCAGCGTGACCTTATCAGCGATATCGACCTTGAGTCCGGTGGAATGACCGTGATGAAGGATATCAATGGCATTAAAGTGCTGGAGTCCGGATTTAATCCACAGGTATCAATGGAGTATATCGGTGTCCTTACTGACCAAATCAGGCAGACGTTCTTTGTTGACTCACTTGAGTTGAAAGAATCACCAGCCATGACGGCAACCGAAGTGAATGCAAGGCGTGAACAGATACAGCAGTCAATGAGTATTACCGTTGGCAGGCTGTCCAGTGAATTCCTTGAGCCGCTTATCATGCGTACATTCTCACTGCTACAACGTGCCAACAAACTGCCAGAACCTCCAAAGCTTGATTTAGAGAAGCAACCTGAGTTCAAAGTCGAGTACACATCTCCATTACCCAGAGCGATGAAGTCCGGTACAGCAAACTCAATTGCTGAAGTCATGGGTTTGGTTGGTCAAATGGGTGAAGTGTATCCAAATGCCATCGATATCATTGATGAAGATGATGCGGTAAGAACATTCGCCTTGTTAAAAGGAATGCCTGCCAAGTCAATTCGCTCCGTCACTGAAGTAGAACAGCGCAGGAAAGACCGTGAAAAAGAACGTGCTCAGATGATGCAGATGCAACAACAGCAGATGCAGATGGAGTCAGCAGTGAAGGGTACACAGGCCATGAAGAATGTAGCTGATTCCGGAATGAATGCACAACTACAATGACCGATATGAAAGAATTGCAACATGCAATAACCAGAATCTTTGAGTCCTCCGATGGTAAGGTTCTGATGAAGTATTGGGATGACGTTTACATGAATGAACTCTCTTATGTGAAGGGTGATACTCATGAGACTGCATTCCGTGAGGGCACTAAAGATATGATATTTGACATCAAAAAAAGGATTAGATAATGGGCGATAATAATGATTTTGGGTTTGCATTGGACGCTATGGTCAATGGCAATGCAGTAAGGCGTGAAGGATGGAACGGCAAAGGCATGTATTGCTTTGTTCAATCTCCAGACAAGCACAGCAAGATGACGCATCCATACATAGTTATGTTTATACCGGAATGCGAAGAAGGTGAACGTATGCTCCCTTGGCAACCTGCACAAGTTGACTTGTTTGCAACTGATTGGGAGGTGATGTAATGGATGAAGCAATAGAAAAGATTTTAGAAATCTCACAGGCCACAAACATTGAAGATGCGGCCAAGTGGGCGGAGAACATCAACAGTATGCAAGGCAGGAGTATTCAGCTACCTGATGACCCGACAGCAGAGAACAATGCATTGATTCAGCGTAAGATGACCGAGCGTGGTTATGACATTATGATGAAGCCTGATGTTAATGATGCCGAGCAAATGAATGCCATGTATAACGCACTTGGAAGACCCAGCAAGGAAGACGGATACAAGCTTCCTGAAATGACTGATGACTTCAAGTACAACGAAGACGAAATGAAAAAGTTCGCTGACAAGGCTCACAGTTATGGATTCAGTCAGGCTCAGTTTGACCAAATGGTGCAGGCTCAGGTATCAGGCGGCATGAGTGAACAGGCAGACTATGAACGGCTCAAGCATGAAGGTATCACAGCTCTGAAGACTGAAATGGGTTATGCCTACGAAGAAAAGGTTGCCAAGGCGGCTGAAGTGATGAAGGTTGCCAACCCAGACTTTGATGTGACCAAAGCATCCCGTGCTGAGATTGAAGGTGCGCTCAGAATCGCTGACTACTACGGCAATTTAGGCAAGGAAGGCACACACTTTAGCCGACCTGATGAAGTGACCAAGCGAACTCCGGATGAAGCACAGGCTGAAATAGCGGCACTGAGAAAGAACCCAGCCTACCTTGACCCACAAGACCCAGAGCACAATGTTGTCCGGACTAAGATGCGTGAGCTATACAAGTCGGCTTACCCTGACAACGGCAATTCGTCCGATGGTGTTGCTCGTGTTGGTGGGGTGAAGTTTACTGCATAGTTGCAAGTGTAAGTTATTGATATTATACTTATCAAAATAGGTCGGGTAGCGACAGTCCGGCAATCAACTTCTAATCAGATGAAGTAAAACCCTGAAGCCAAAGTCCCATAGTGGGGTAGCTCTTGCGAATAATTTAACTTATTACAGGAGATACCCTAATGGCTATCACAATTTCCAATGCGTTTATCAACGAATACTCCGATTTAGTCCGTCAATTAGCACAGCAAGAAACCTCTCGCCTACGTGGCAAGGTCTATGAAGTGTCTTCAGGTGGCGAGGCTTACAACTTTGAGACTCTCGGTGCAACTGAAGCAGTTGAAAAGTCTGGTCGCAGAGTAGTTACTCCATACACTGATGATATTTGGGCAAGACGTATTGCTGACCCAAAGACATTCAACCATGTTTATACCATTGAACACGAAGACCGTGTGCAGATGCTGGTAGACCCACAATCAAATTATGCTCGTGGCCAAGCTTATGCCATGAATCGTGCAATGGATGACCAGATTATCTCTGCGGCATTCGGTGCGGCTCGTGACCAAGATGGTGCTGGCACTACTCTGGCCGCTGAAGGTCAAGTCTTAGGTGACGGTTCTGCGGCAATCTCTTTTGACTTGATTACTCAGGTTCAAGAGAAGTTTATGGAAAACGAAATCATGCCGGACGAGCAGAAGTGCATGGTTGTCTCTCCGGCTCAGGTTCGTAAGCTGATGCAACTGACTGAACAGACCTCCAGCGACTATGTGCGTGAACGTGCATTGCAGGAACTGTCTAGCACAGGTATCACTATCGGCTGGATGGGATTCGACTGGATTGTATCTAATCGTCTGGGATTCGATGTTGACGGCACTGATACCAAATGTTTTGCATTCACACGCAGAGGCTTAGGTCTGGCAGTGAATCAAGATACCTTCACCCGTATCGGTGAAGACCCAGCACACAGCTATATGATTCAGGTGTTCAGTCAATGGACTCTGGGAGCTGTTCGTGTCGAGGACGAGCATGTTGTAGGACTGCACGTACTTGACTAAAAGGTTCTGCACTTTTCTTTGAAAGGCTTAGTGCATAACATTGAGGCAGAGTTTAATCCTTTATCTCTGCCTCTACCTAAAAGGAAACTATTATGCGTACAGATATGAACAGGCCAATTGCTTCACGAATTAAAAAATTGCTGAAGGCAGGCTTAAGCGTTAAAGAAATATCAAAGGTAGTTCAGGTAAC